GCAAAGATGTTTGCCTCCATATTGAAGTTAGCCCATGCCATAGCACCGAATAGTGGGTTATAGTTACCACCTGTTCCGGGATCAGTTGTACTGAAACCTGCTTTTAAAATCTCGTCAGGAGTTCTGTTATAGGTATAATTTACTAGTTCATCAATAGAACGTAGTCCTAGATAAGTAGACATTTTAGTATCCACCCGGAAGTCCGTTACCGAACTCTCCTGATTCTAGTTTGTTATATGCTATAACGAGTGCATCTTCTGCACTTGAAGTTTGACCATTCCAACCGCTAGAAATAGCTTTAAGGATTTGGTATCCTGTTGGTATAGATTGTTCTTCCCCTCTTGATTTCAAAAGTGGTCTGACTGTTTTTACAATTTCGTATTCAGAACTTTCAGATTTTTTAACATCTTCTGTGTCTTCATCTTTATCATCCTCTTTCTCAATTTTCTCTTTTTTATCATCTTCTTCTTCTTCGTCATCAGCTTTACCCATAGTTAGACTAGGAGCATCTGTTGCTGGTTTCTCACCTTTTTGAGGTGGAACAATAGAAGCTTGATCTTTTGGAGATGGTGCATAAGTATTTCCTAATTTGTCAGGATCACCGACATCGTTAGGACTTGATACTTTTGGAGCTTGTGTGTCATCCTCTACACCTTGATCAACTGGATTTTTATTCTGCTCTTTAATCAAAATTTCAAGACCATCAAATCGTTTCTCGAAAGAATCGATTCTAGATTCTTGTGCTTTGACTAATTGTGCAAGAATAGATGTTACTGAAGTGTCTTTATCTGTTTTTTGTACTTCAGAAACTTGTGTTTCTGTTGTTTCTAATTCTGTAGTCATGTTGTACTATATCAAATTTTTTATAGTATATAAATATAATTGTTAAAATTATAAAGAATTGTAAACCTATTCTTGGTATTTTTTATGTAATATTTTTAGATATTGTATTGTTTCTGCTTCTTCTAATGCCTCTTTAACAACTGAAATCCCAAATTTCAATATTAAATCAACAGGGTTTGTTATTTTAGTAAGGTCTTTTACTCGTCTTTCACTTGTTTCATGTGTCATATTACCCTCTATTTTTGACTGTTTTTTAGATCCTGCTAATGAACTTGGAGCTTCAAACTTGTTTACGTTACCGTTAGAATCTGTCATGGTATTTGGTTTTGTTCTTGGTCTTAAAGGAAACTCACCTTTAGCGTTTATATCACCTATTTGTTGATCTTTAGTAATTTCTTTACCGTTAATTTTATCTTGTTTGTTTCTTACTTCTTGTTCCACATTTCCTTCCATAGTAATTACCCTATTGTGCATCCTATCTTGAATTGATTGTTGGTGTTCTGCGGGGTTTTTAGATTCATCAGTAATAGTTCTATGACCAGCTTCTTCACCTTTAATTTTTCTTCTAGCTGCTTCTTCTATATGTTCAGGTGTACTTGGAATATGATCTTTGTTAAGTCTTTGTAATGGAATGTGTTTTACTTGTGCAGTTGGTACTTTTGGAATTGCATTAACTAAATCATTTGTTTCTTTTGGACTACCTGTTGATTCCCCAACATTGTCAGCTCTTGTTTCAGCAGACCTATTTACTATGGTTTTACTATCTAATTTTTCCACTTCTTCTGGTTTATCAAATTCCTTGTATTTATGTTCTGCTTTTGATAGACCACATATATCACATTCTTCGCCACCGTCACATTTGTATTGATGATTATCTAAATCTATATCTTTATCAATGTTTGTTCCATCTGATTTATCCATGAATGTTTCTACATCAAATTTTTCAAATTTACAACCTATACTATTACATCTTATCTGTTCTCTACCGTTAAAGTCTTTTACCATAGAATCTAATCCATTTGCTTTTGCAAATTTATTTACAGATTCTATTACTGCGAATGGGTTTGCTGGTGTATCACATAATGCGATTTCATATAACTCTAATTTTCTTAATTCTAATGCCATTTTACCGTCTTTTTGAATTGGCTCTCTTTCTTTACTTGCACCACCCATAGATAATCCTGAATATTCACCTTTTACAACCTTATCCCAAATTTTATCATATAATGTAATGCCTTCTCTTTTGTAAACTTCCCCTGTTATTAGTACGGTTGCTACCCCTTTATATTCTGATTTCTCATAACTTAATACTTTTCCGACCATTCTATTACTATGATAATCTGATATAACTGGATTTACATCCATAAATGCTTCCATAATTTTCATAACTTCTTTGACAAAAATGAACTCTTGTTGTCTATCTATAATTTCAGCAGTAATATGACCTTTGAATATTCTACGATCATCTGCTGTATCAACAGTTAATCCTTTTGTTACGAAATTAGAAAATTCTACATATTCTGTCATAAATATAAAAAAAGCTTTGTAGTATATAAAAATTGGGTTATTTTATGACTGTGCAATAGCAGAATCATTTGTTTGTGTACCAGCACGAATACCTAGATATGTTAGTGCTGAACCAATCAATATACCAAATACAAAGGTAAATATTGTTCCATACTGATCTGCTGTCATTTGAACTGCTTCATCAAGTAATAGTCCTTTTACTGCTCCCCATCCAACAAATACTAATGCTGACATGAGTGAAAGTGCAACTATTAGAAGTGCAATATCTTGTTTTTCAAACATAATAAATGTGAAAAGAAACGATTATATAAAGGTGTTGATTATGGTATATATGGAATTTTATGTGTATGATAATGTATATACTTTTAATAAAAGAAACCCTTACTCAGGATCAGTTAATAGTAGATTAGAGATTAAATCAATAGATATACCCGAAAATCATTCATTTTGGTTCTACACTGATATGGAATATATGCAAGATAATGTTAATTTACAGAAGCGATATGTGCATATACATCCGGGAATAGGTACTACAAATACAACTAGATTTGAAAAAGAGCCAACTCATGTATCAAGAACTAACTTTTATTACAATCCAAAAGAAAAAAGAGTCGAAGTAAGAAAATCTATACTACCGTGGAGTAAGCCTATATTTGCTAAAAAGTGTATATATTATGGAACAGCATTACCTGCAAAAAGAATGTCATTAATGGGAGAATGGTATTATGATTTTGGAAATAACATACTAAATTTGATTATAGATTATAATACACAAAAGATTAAATTTCATTGGGAAGAAGGATTTGATGAGCCATCAACTGCTGAACAACTAACAAAAATAGCAGAATTAGAATTAAAAATAGATAAAGCAGAAAAACAATTAGCCCAATCTGAATGATTGATCACTTGTTTGATCTCTAGTTATACCACTACCAATTTCTTCTCCGGGATTTCTTGCATGGTATTTTCTTTTCATAATTTCATCAGGTGCATTTTTTCTACCCCCTTTTGATCTATAAGCATTGTGAACTTTATGTAATCTTTTCATACAAGAATCACACATTGAACAATTTATTTGCCATACATCATCAAGTTCCCATCCTGCGTGTATATCACATAATTCATAATTATGTTTCTTTGTAACTAAACACATTAAACCCTCTGTTCCACGTTTTTCCATACATTCCCCACACATATATATCAAAGTAGATATTACTTTATCGACTTTACTACAACCATAACAATAACCCTCACTATAATTATTAATTTTAGTATGTTCATCGTCTTGTACTCTTTCTCTTAAATTTCTTGTATGTTGGTTTTCTTTACCTGCACGTTCTTTTAAATCATTTTTTTGTATTCTATCTTTTGCATCTAAACCATCTTTTATCCAACCAAATCGTTTATCGGAATCTACCATTTTAATTATTCAACTCTTTTAATATATATAAGACTTTCTCAGGTTCTACACCAAGAGTTTCAAAGTGTTTTACTATATCATAAGCAGTTGCATGAGGCATATTTGATATATAATTTATAACAGATTCAGTTAATTCAATATCAGATTGCATTTTAATCTAAAGATTTTAAGAACTTATCCCATTGAGATTTAGTCATTCCTTTATTACTCAATGTTGTTCCAGTTCCACTAGCAGGACTTCCATCGCCAGTACCACCTTTATCACTTGGTCTTGCGATCTTTGGTTCTCCATCAAATTTCTGTGCTTCGCCTTCTGCTTTTGGTGCAGATGACTTTGTTTTATCGTTATTTCCTTCTCCCTCATTTTGACCTACACCCCCTCCCATCATAGCCTGTTGTTTTTCAGGATTTGGGAATTGTGATATGAGTATATTGTTCTCACCGTCAAATGCTACATCAAAGCCCATTCCATATAATTTAACAGTGTTGTCAATCTTCTGACCTCTAACCTGTTCTTCTCTGAGTTCATCAATTTCTTCACTTGTTACTAATTCAATTTTCCAATCATATATTTCCATTATATCAGTAATCTCATTAAAGAAATTTTCATTCAAGAATCTTTGAAACCATTTGATAGTTCTGTTTGTAAGTGTTACTTGAAGTGCCTCGTTACCTAAACCTGCTTTAGCCTGTTCACCATAGAACAAAGGTTGAACACCATATACAGTTGATATAATTTGTCTTAATTCTTTTCTAAGTTCAGTTAATTCTAACTCTTTAAAGTTTGGAGTAAGATCAATATACTGAAGTGATTGACCTACGTTTTCCGTATTAAGAAGAATTGGTCTAGGCATATATGGATCTTGTCTTGCACCTTGACGTTGTTTTTCCATGAATGATTGTACGGATTCAGCATTTCTGCTTCCCATTACAAGTAAAGATTTTGGTGGTCTGTCTTTATCAAAGTATTTCCACATATATTCATCTTGGAACATAAGGGATAGAACTTTTTTCCATACTGATTGAATTGGTGAGTTTCCATATAATACATCTGGATAAAATTTTCCCGGAATCCATACTATTTCTCTTTGTGCATAATACATCTTTTTAGGACTACTAAGTGGAACACCATAAGGAACACTGTTTGTTTCTAAAAATGCGTTAAAACATTCACAACCACATTTAGGACATACTGGAACTTCTAATACAGCATCTCTATGTTCATATTGTGGGCATATATATCGTGGTTTTCCATCAGCACCTACCCCCAAAACTGCTTCATCACTTGCAATTATACTACATTGTATTGGGTGTATTCTAATAATTTCATCTATTTTACTTTCATGTATGCTGGAAAGTGCCTGTTTTGTTGCACCTGTTTCAGGATCAGGGGTAGAAAATTTCTTCAATTTCCATTGTCTTGACACTAAAATATAACAACCATCTATAATATCTAAATCTCTTTCTGCTTGTCTTGCAACAAGTTTAAGAGATTGCTGGTTATTATTTATCCTTTTATCTAAAAGTGTTTGTAATACCTGTCTATTTTTTGGATCTGGTTTTGACCATTTACGAGGGTTATCATTACCACAAGCACTACATTGTAATTTTTCTTTTTTATTTTTATTTCCTAAATCACTAATTGGAACATAGTCTTTTAATGGTTTTTGCTCGTATTCCTTTAAACAAACAAGGCATTTATGCTCAAATCTTGGCTTTACTTCTAATCCGTTCCTAAACATTTCTCTTTGAATAGTTTCAATTACTGCCCTCAAATCACCTACATAATCTGCTAATTCATACATTCTGTTTGGTGACATACGCCACATTGGAATTTTACTGCCATCAGGAGTATCTAAAAATGGATATGGGGTACTAGCCCTAGAATTTGAGTGTAAATATTCATCATTTATAGTTTTTCTCATGTCATAATGATCTTTGGTAATTCGATTAAAGTCGTCTTTCTCTACTACACGGTAGTTTCTTGGATCTATATTATCCCTAATCTTTCCAAAGAATCCCATATTTTACCAAAGTGTGCCAAAGTATTTAAAGATTTTAAACGTATTCTTCGCCACATTCTTCGTTACTACACACCAATAAATCTACACCATCATAGACATAATTGGTATGAATTAAGTCACCTTTTTTACAAACTTCGCATTTCATATTTAAATGCGTGGGGTTTGCTTATATAACTGTTTCTTTTGTTTCTGCTTTCTTTGCTTTTGCCTTATCTGCTTTACGTTTCTTTTCTAGTTCCTCTGCAACCTCTTGATCAACTACACCTGATTCACTTAAACCAAACATTACTTCAATTTGACCGTGTTTAGGACTATCAACCATTTTACCCATTCTATATGCACCTGATTTTTTAAAATACACTCGATATGTGGACTTGTGTGCAAGAACTGTTCCACCTATTGCTGTTACAGGATCTCCATAGAAAACTCCGGGATTAATCATTACTTGATTAGTCCATATAATTGCTATATTATGAAAGTTAGCCATATTAGAAGCCATAGTTAAAAATTCATCTAAGTATTTTTGTCTTTCAGATAACATGGCTCTACCACTAAAGTCCTGTCTGAATAAACCTGTTGCACTATCAATTACAATTAGTTTTATTTCTTTATCTTTAACTAATAATTTTTCAAGTTCCTGTAAAATCAAATATTGGTCTGCTGAATTATATGCTTTGGCTCTAATTATATTTTCAAGTATCTTCCCACTATCTAATTTTAAATATTCTGAAATACTTTCTATTCTTGTTGGCTCAAATGTACCTTCTGAATCTATCCAAACACATTTGCCTTCAAGTCCTCCTTTGTCTTTTGGTAGTTGTACTCTTACTGCCATAGTATGACAGAATTGTGTTTTCCCACACCCAAACTCCCCATATATTTCCGTTGTTGCACCACATTCTATTCCACCTGTAAATAATTTATCTAATGCTTTTGTTCCAGTTGAAATTTTTTCCAATGATTCATCTTCTTTTTTAGCATCTAGACCTGATTGAAATACTGGTGAATCGTCATATTTTTCTCTTGCCTTTTTAAATAATTCCATAGCAGAGTTATTATCTATACCTAACATTTCTGCTACTTTAGGTGGGGGTATAACGAATAATTGTTCTACTGTAGTAATTCCATTCTTTTCAAACTTTTTCGCTGTTCCATCTCCAATACCTTTTAGTTTATTTATGTCCACAACTCTTTAATAATACAAATACTATTTAACTCTATGGCAACTGCTACAGTTTATACAATAGCGAACAATGTAATAGTTGAACAATTTGACTGTGATTATAATTTTGCTGTTGGTGAATATTATGGAAAACGAAATATGAAAGGTATTTATTACATAGCAAAAAAAGGTGTTGTTATTCCTTTTCCTGAGAAGAATCGGACTCTAAAGAATGTGTTTCACCGACAGGATCAAGAACAATCTCCTTAATCTTATCAATTAATTCTTCTTTTGTAAGGGTTTCATCATCAAGAACTTTTTTTATATCTTCTTGAGATTGATGAATTACTTTAACTATAATTTGTTGTTTATGTGTTAATTCAGTAAAAGCATTTGTAACAACATATAATGCCCTACCCAAATCATGTGATTTCATTTGACCTATTGGCATATCTACAATTACTGCGGAAGCATTTTTAATACTATTGTAAGGTATTTTACCCAAATCTTTTAACTGTCTTTTAATTTGGGGATTAATAATTACCATAAAAATAATAACATAGACTTTGATATAAACATTTAACACTACTATGATCATGATCATGATCATACTTTACCAAAAAAAGACTAAAGTATGAACATAAGACTTATATTAGACGATTTACTTTCAAAAGAAAGAAAATAGGACTTGATTCTATAAATTTTTTAAAATATGAGTATATGATCATACTCTATATGACTATATGATCATAGTTTTAGGCTCATAGTATATAAACATAGTATGATCATGATCATAGTCATCAGTTGTAATCTTTAAATTATTGTAAATCCTTTATTTTTTATGAGGAAATGGAAACCGCAGAATTTCAGATTAATAAATCGGGAAGATTCTGACGAAAAGGGAGTATGCTATGAAGAATCAAGACAGACATGGGTAACTCTACATCGTCATATTAGTGATGAAGATTTGTTAAATACAACTATTGAAGAAAGTGTGCATCAATGTATGTCTATGTTTGGTTTAGATTTAATATCAAATATTGAGCAGGAGGAATGGTTTGTGGAACAAATGTTTTGGGCTTTGAGTGGATGGTCTATTAACGATTAATAAATAATGTATATATTGTTATAGCTATTGGAACAATTCCAAAAATAATAGCAAATTTTTGTTTTTGTGATATTTTACTTTTATTTCTTATTTCTCTAATTGCATCTGAAACTGCTACATGAGAATTATATGAAGATTTTAATTTATTTACATCTTCTTTCAAAGAATTTATATCTTCCATAGTTTCATTATGTAATTTATTCATATTATGATATATATTATTAATCTGGTCAGTTATAGAACGGTGGAACTCGTCATTAGAGATCATACGGTAATAAATGTATTGGTATATTTAAATTTAGCAATATCGATCTAGGAGTGATTTACATGACTGAGCTCGTCTATCATATATATCTTCTTTTGAACCAGATAAATTTGTATATATTTCAAATAGTTTTCTCCATTGATTTTCATGTGGTTCTTTAACCTTTTCCATAAAGATTAATATGTAGGCAGATATTTAAACTTATCATAATGAATAATATTCAATGTGACGAGTGCGGTGCAGGATACAGACCGGGAATGTTAGCAGACTGTGTGAAATGTAGGGGGGAGTTTTGTGATACTTGTCATAGAGATCACAAGTGTACGCCATGAGTTATTGTCCTAAATGTGGTAATTCCACAAAACAAGCAGAAACATCTGAAAGAACAGACGAAGGATACCCAGACGTATATTTCTTAGATGTAGTTTTACTATGTTCCAAATGTGATTTGGGATGGAATTGTATAGGAACGAAAAAGAAATGAAACATTTAAAAAATAATAATTTAAGTTATTTAATTCATTGGAAAAGAGCCATGTTAATATCAGTGGCATTATTCATTCATGCGTGGATACCAAGTCTACTATCAGATTATGCAAGTGATAAAATGAATAAAAAAGATTAAATAACACCATTATTTAATATAAATATGGGATTTAGAAACACAATTCTAGAAGATGGCTTAGAATTTCTATTAGATCAATGTCCTGATATTGTTTTAAACTCACGTTCAATTAAACTAATCATTGAGTCAGGCGACTTTAATCAAGTAATTTCTGAATACAATGGTGCAGTTTCTTTAATAGATGTAGGAAAAGAAGAAACTAGTAATGGAACACTAGCAAAGATCAAAAATATTGCAAAGAAACCAAGAAAAAAGAAACAGTCATCAGATTAACAATTTAGTTTATATACTACAAATTCAAATCACAGATATGTCTTATGTTGAAATAGGTGCAAAAGACTTATCCCGTATGCTAAGCATTATGAGTGATTATTTTGGGAAAAAAGAAATGAGTGAAGATGATGTAACATTACGAACAAAGTTAGAAGTAATGCACAAGTCTGAAATGGAATGGCAAAAGGAACAAGAGGAATCAGATAAAGAAGATTCGATATAGTGGCGTGAGAGCCACAGGTTAATCCTGCCTGATTTGGAGGAATTGGCGTATTTGCACACACCTAAAAGTTTATATATGATAGACACTATATAAGAGTTATGTCTGCGGAGGCTAACCCGTGTATCAACTGTGATACACTAGTAAATTTATGCAAACAATGTCCTACTTGTGGTATCAACGATTGTTTTAATTGATCCACATTCTTTTCTTTTTCAGAAAGATTTATATTGCCAAATAGATATTAATGTATAATGAGAAAACTATTACCCGCAATAATCATGTTAGCAATAATACCTTTAATGGTAACTGCTTATGCTGAAGCACCAAGTCATGTTGATGTTTATGATTATCCCTTTAACATTACCTTGTTAGAGGGGGGTAATTTTACACTTTATAATAACGCTACAAATAATATTTATTTTGATGGAGCATTTTCAGGAATGGTATATTGTGGTAGCATAAGTGGAAATCCTGATTGTGATGGATTTAATCCTTCAAAAACTTTTGAGTTATCATCAGATATTTTCACACCTGATACTTATTATCTTAACGATAATACTTATTCAGGTAGCACTTTAGTTAGTATAATTAAAATAG